CTCGATGGTTCCGAGGAGTTTGTATATTTTAATGGATTTAATTATCCATTAAAAAATTTAAGTATATTTAAACATTAACCCTTTCATCGGTTGGCGCGTTAGTAAAAGGCTTACCCCTCATCGATGGCGCGGGTAAAGAGTAATGGGTGGTTAACCTTCGCAGAACGTACAGGTTTCTGGTTCTTTGTTTGAATTGTGGTTAATTTTGTCCACAGTTAAGATTTTTTTTGATCTAAAATAATAAAGAGTCTTAAGACCAGATAACCATGCTTCCAAGTGTACAGAATGTACATATTTTTTATTTTCATTAGGGTTGAAAAATAGACTAACTGATTGTGATTGGTCTATATATCGTTGTCTGGCCGCAGCGAGCCTAATCAAGATTATTTGGGCGATCTCTGGCCATGTTTTGAAGACTTTTTTCTCATGGTCTGTCAAAACACTAAGATGTTGGACCGAGCCGCCACACATCTTGATACTACTGTAGATTTGCTTCAAGACTGCGGTATCCTTCACTCTTCCTTCGAGCAGCTTCTTCAGATGTTTGTTGTAAGCTATGTGCGAGCCCGAAATAGTGTCTTGTTTGTACACATTGGCCCTAAACGGTTCACAACTGGGGCTTGTGTTGCCCATTATGATAGAGGAGGTCGCGTTAGGCGCTATTGCCATCATATGACTGAAACGGCGGCCGGTGCCGACACAGTCTGGCGCTTCGCCGCGCATCTTCCCAAGAGTCAGGTTGACCCGGTTCAAATGCGCGGATATGGTCCTAAAAATGGTGTTGTTTAGGTGGTAAGCCTCCATGCTTTCGATATCAATACTTTTCGACTGTAAGTACGAATGAAACCCTAAAGTGCCAATGCCGATAGCTCTTTCGGAGCTGGCCGAGTGTATGGCGCGTTTGAGGGTGTGTGGTGCGTTGTCTATGAAGTACTGCAGCACGTTGTCCAGATAAGTGGCGACGTCCAGGTAAAACCGGTCGTCGTTGTGCCACAGGTCGAAGTAGTCCAGGTTCAGCGACGCGAGACAGCACACGGCAGTGCGGTCTGCGTCCGTCGGCAGCGTTATCTCCGAGCAGTTCCCCAATAGAGCGCCGTTGAACAGGCCCGCGTTGTTGAGCGGTTCGTGGAAGCAGTAGGTGTCTGCCCGCTGGGCTAGTTTGGTGACCTTGGTCACGTAGACGACGGTCGGAACCAGGTTCTCGTAGAAGTACAGAATGGGGAAGTCCAGAGTCAGGTTCTCGGCCGAGATCCGCTTGGCGTCTTTGATGGTGCTGTTTATCTTTAGTATCAGGAACTGGTGGTACGGAGTGCATGTGATGGACGTTTGGTTGCTTAGCGTGATCCGGACCAGTTCCTGGTTGCGTCCGGTCTTCCGGACGACGGTCTCAGACCACTGGTCGCCGTTCCACACCTGGACTAGCTGGTCTACCAGGTACTTTATCGGATATTGACCCTTCTTGGTCAATATCAAGGTCTCTCCCACCACACAAAGATTACTTTGTTTAATGCTCAATCCAAGTTTTTTTTGAAAATCGGGTAAGTGATGGTTGGAAGTGTCGATAAAATGAAGATACGGTTCTCCCGTTTCTGCTCTGGTGACGAGTATCCTTTCCCAGAGGTTAATCGCGCTAATGGTGTCTTTAACGCGATTTGTGTGAGGATCGATAAGATCCCATTTGTCAATGTCCTCGATATAGTTGTGCACATTGTGTATGTTAGCGTTGTTCAAACAGTTGAGGTATGTTTCGTCTGTGTTAAGTTGATCATAGCTTTTTAGTTTTTGTATGGCTTGGGGTAACGCAGTGTTAAGATCAACCGAGTGATCTTTTAATATTGGTTTTATGGTTGAAACGACTAATATTTTTTTCATAAAGCTGTTAGGTATGTTAACGCCGTTGTGTATATTCATAAGTTTGTAGTTGTAGTCACCAGTAACTCGCCTAGTGTTGAGGAAACTTATAATCTCGGGATGAGCTATGTCGAGATACGCGGCGTAGGACCCGCGTCTGGTCTGGCCTTGTTTGTACGCTGTGCAGCTTGCGTCATACGTTCTTAAGTGAGGGATGATACCGACGGACTTCTCGTCCGGCTGCCTGATACCCACGCCGAGCCCTATGCCGCCCCCGATAACACTCAGCTCGCTCACCTCCGCCCAAGTGTCGATCAACCCGCGCGTTGTGTCGGGCAAGTAAGGGAGGAAACAAGCTATCGGGAGTCCTTGCTTGGTCCGGCCAAAGCTAAGCTGGGGGGAGCTGGGACTTAGCCAGTGGCTCGAGATGTAGTGGTACAGTCTCTGAGCCATCTCAGGGTCAGAGGAGAAACTGGCCGCGACGAAGGCAAACCGCTGCTGTGGGGACGTTTCGTCTGGCCTCATGTACGATTCTTTAAGTCTAATCTGACCTAAAGTATCCAATAGTTCGTTCTTTGATTCGTCAATAATAATCATGTCGTAGTTTATTATTGAATTTTTTTTTCTTACATTTTCATTTTTATTTTCATGGAGAAAACAACCTTAAAAACATCAAATATTTGATTAGATGAAGTCAGGAAGAAGTATGCCATAAAACCATGTTCCGGCGACGTTGATGGCGATAATGTCGATCGCCGGTTCAACATTCCCGATAGAGTATCGTTGCGCGGCTTCTTGGCCGAACACGGTTACATTCATCAGCGTCTCGTCGAGAGTGACGTTCCAATAGCGCGGACTCAGCCTTTTCGCTGTTTGCACCAGTTCTTCGATTGACGATACAAACAGACACAAGACGTTCGAATAGTGGCCGAACAGGTCTCTTATGAAGTATAGCGTGTTCGGCCTTAAATACTGAACACCTGCGGTGCTGAGAATGTTCAGAACGTGCGGTTCGCGAGTCCTCTGGAAGTAGCTTTGTTTCGTCAGCGCCAGCTGTGCTGGATACGCGACGTTGAAGTTCTCGACGTCCTTGAAGAAAGAGTGGTACACGTTCGTAGCGTACACTCTGAATTCGAAAGAAGATATTAAACCCAAGTTGAACCTAACTCGTTCTTGAAGTTTGGCAGAACTGAATATAAACTTGCCATCCACCATCACCTCGGAGACCACGAAAACAGGTCTGATCGTCACCCCGGCGTAAGAGAAGTCCTCGACCACCCTAGTGTGCTCCGAAACCCACTCGTCCACGGACAGCCTCTCTCTGAGGTAGAAGCCGCTGTAGACGTGGCAAGCGATCCAGAGGATGTATTCGGCCATCCTTTTCGTTTGTTTAAACCTGTGGTAAGGGTGTGTGTAGTCCGTCGACACGTCTAACTTGGTCGTGTATATGTTTAGCCACGGAAACGCCTGTTCCAACATCTGTCTCTGTTGCGTCGTTAGACGGCCGTTAATAGGCGCGAAATGGGCCAACTTGCGCGCGTCCAGCTCTAGACAGGGCAGTGGGTGGAACTGGCCAACGAAAGAGACACCCTCGTACGTGAACTCGACGAGACGAGTTTGGCCATAGCAGTCGATGTACTGGTTCTGGGGGTTGGCGCGTGTTACGACTCTCCCGTTAGGACTAGACTGTTCCCACGGATACAGGTAGAACATGGCGTCTTTTGTAGTCGTGAGGTTAACGAAGCCTTTGTTATCGATATCGTAAAGAGTATAGTTGAATCGTTCCTTAAATAGCGAAAAAATTTTTTTAACAGACGAGTTGTCCCTGGCGAGTGCGAACACCGGCCTCCTGTGCTTCTTGTTCACGTGGGCTTTGACCTCCTCGTCTATAATCAGCTCAACATGCTCCTCTGTTTCATGCTCAATCATGAATACCACTCTTTTTCTAAGTGGACATATGAACCTTATAAATTTGCTTGGATATGTACTAAAGTCGTCTTGGCCTAACGAAAACAGAATGTAAGATATCTGGTAGTAGTCTTCCAACGCGCCTTTGAAATGGCGCGGACTGATGTAAGTGTTCGGGTCCACGATTCGCTGCGCAATTTCCCGTGTGCTAACGGAGCTGAACGCGCCTTTGCACAAGTCAGCCCTTTTGGCTAATTCTGAGCGTATGTGTTGTTCAGATTGTGTGTTGTTTGTGACCATATTCAAGACAAACAGACAGCTCGAGGGAGACAAAGGTATTCCGTACCTATAGAATCTGTAACCAGTAATGTAGTTCAAAAGCTTATCCACTCTTGGAGACAACACGCCTATACGTTTCGGAGCTAAGATCGCGACGGTTTTCCCTATCTCGTCGGCGTTTATTCGCTGCTCAGCCTGCTCTTGGCCTTCTTCTCGGTTGTAGTAGGCTCTGAAATTCGGCTTGTTGTTCTGCGGCAGCTTGAAACAACACGGCACTAGTGGGAACACGTTTTTGTTGGGTAACTTATTCTTCTGCAGACCCGGGTACTTCGCGTCTGGATAAGGACACTTGTACGAACGAGGCTCTGTCTCGCCGTAAATCGGGAATCTCAAGACATGTTCGTCTGAACTCTGGTTCTCCTCGGACAATCTTGGGTCCGGACCCAAGGGTATAAGTAAGGGCACCTTGCTGCAAGACTTGGTGTACTTGGGTATGAACAGGTCTGGCGCCAACTGTCTGTTCTTCGCCAATATACCCCTGAATCCCGACTCGTCTTTTGCTTTCTTCCGGGATCTCGTAGAGAGAGACTTCGCCTTTACTTCGCCTCGGGGGGCAGAGCCCCCCTCGTGTCGGGGCGTAGCCCCGACTTCACCACTCTCCTCAACATTCACAACGATGTAGGTTTGATAATATTTTATGATTGGCTTAACCTTAGCGGAAGCATATTGGAGGATTTTGTTGACAGTGGTTATGTTTGAGTCTACTGTAGCTTGAAAGTCGGCTCCACCGGGAATTTTTTTAAGCTTTACAAAAGTTGTGTTCACCTTATCGATTATACTCACGCCGGCGTCTTCTCTCGCACCATTACCCTTGATGAAGATGTTCAGCGAGTTCTTGCGTGTGTTGATCATGGCGCTTTCGTTGATATAGCCGATCTTGTATATATTAGGGTCGTTAGTGAACAAGTCTTTCAAAACAACAAGAGGTATATTTATATGTGCCAAATATGAACCATAAAACAATTCTTTTTCTTCTCGTCGATTATACGCCTCCAGATCCCCCATATCCGCAAAAACATTTTTGATCAGTTTTTTAAGGTTAGTAGTTATATTAGGCTGGTTTATTAAACTCTCAACTGTAAACATTATGGTTCTGTCATCCACAAAAATATTTATCATTTTGTATTTGACGCGTAAGTTGGGTATATTGAGTTCTTTAAGGTTAATCATAAGTTTAACTGTGTTAGAAGCTTTCAACTTCTTGGATATTTTTTTGTCTTGGTTCAAATACTCGCTAACTAACTCGGTATGTGCAGGATGGTATTTGATCAACTCTTGGTAAAAACAGCCCACGATCACGTTGTTTAGTTTGACCGCGTCAAATACCATCAAGTCGGTCTTGCTGCCCGAATTAGGCACTTCGGTCTGCTGCTTCACTTTCTCCAACACAAACGAACTTGCGTCGAAGACGGGCTCCACGCCCTTCCAAGCGTCAACTATCGACTTTTGTTGAGCAATTCTCTTACGGCTGTCCTCAATCATAGATTTAAATTGGTTGATGGTTATGTGTCTCTGTTGCCAGATCCGTTCGGCCATATCGTCGATGGCGGGCCCAAACTCGCCCGCCAGATCCATGATGGCGACGGCCACGGCGTGTTGTGCGCCCATCGGGCCGAAGTCGCGTACGGTAGACTCGATCTTAGCCACGATGTACAGTCTCTTCAGCAGCTCGGGACTCAGCGCGCCCGAAGCGCCGCCCTCCGCCTCCCCGTACGCGATGGGCTCATCGTTCGCGGTTCGTATTTTGATGGTTTCGTCCTCCAAATAAAATATAGGAGATTCTATGGTGTACACTCCTCCATTGGTAATGTTAGTCGGTATATTAGCCAACAGGGGCGGCAGTGTGCCTAAAGCGAGGGCTATTTTATCTTTCCTCGTCTGCTGGTCCTCGTCTGCGTTCAGCGTGACATGTTTTCCGTTGATTGTAAACATTTATTATATATGTTTTGGCCAGTTGGGCCGAATTCAGAAAGAAGGTTACACATTCGACCATGCTTAGTCTATATACGAGACGTATTTGGACTATGTGGTACAATTGTTGGCTGATTTAAAGGTTATGAAGAAGTTTAATAAAAATAACAATAAATAAATATGTCTTCGAATTTTAAATTATACGATCCCATAGAGGAAACCATCGCTAAAGTCAACTCTGGCGCCGGCGGTGGAGGTGGAGGCGGTGTTCCAGCCACCGGAGGGACTTTCACGGGTAACGTAATAGCCCAATCCCCAGCCAAGTTTATACAATCTGCAGCTCCATCAGGTTCAAGCGATCTTGTAAATTTGGGTTACCTACAAAGTACTTATTTACCTTTAGCCGGAGGAGCTTTAAGTGGCAATTTAACTATGAGTGGGACCACCGAAATTATACAGTGCACTCCTCCCAGCACCAGTTGCTCTCTCACTAACAAACAGTATGTAGACCAAGCAATAGCCAGTTCGACATCAGCTGTGCCAAATGCCACTCCAACAGTGTTGGGAAAGGTAGCCTTAGGCGGTGATTTGAACGGTCCTGGAACTACGGCAGCGGCACCAATCATTTCCAATCAAGCTATAACCAACAATAAACTAAAGTTAAACGCACCATCGCGTATTTTTGGTTCAAACAATGTATCAAGTGTCGTTCAAGAACTAACTGTCGGTACCGGTCTCGAAATAACGAGTGCTGGTGTCATTCAGGCTAATATAAGTTCAAGTTCAATTACAAACAGTTTGACCGCCGCTAGTAACCAGATCGTCTCTAATGTTAACGGATGCCAAGCTTGTCTAACTCCTGTCGCTGGTACCATCACCCAGGCTCTCGGGTTCGACACCTCGGGAAACCTAGTCACGACTAGTGCCGCAAACAACTTATCCAGTGGCAACAACAACCTGTCTTCCAACGTCAACGGCAACCAGAGCAATCTGGTTGTCATTCCAGCCGTGGCAAACACTCTGAACGCGATGTGCCAAATAGTGGGTCTGAATGCCTCTGGTGTTCTGGTTAGAGCCAACGTGAACGCGGTTCCGATAACCAACTCCTTGACCAGCGCTAATAACAATTTTATTTCCACTGTGGGTGGTAATGCTTCCACCTTGATGATTGGATCTAATCCTATGTGCCAAGTAGTAGGATTGGATTCGTCTGGTGTTCTGGTTAGAGCCAACGTGAACGCGGTTCCGATAACCAACTCTTTGACCAGCGCTAATAACAATTTTATTTCCACTGTGGGTGGTAATGCTTCCATCTTAACACCTGCAGCAGGTACTATTTGTCAAACCCTCGGGTTTGATACGAACGGAAACTTGGTGACAGCCGGTAGTGTTCCTGTCACAAACATTTTAACTAGCAGTGGCAACAATATCGCTTCGACTGTGGGTGGAAACATGTCTAATTTAATTATTGGATCCTCACCAATGTGCCAAGTAGTTGGACTTAATTCCACAGGTGCTTTGGTTAGAGTCAATATGAACGCTGTTCCAATTACAAACTCATTAACTGCCGCAAATAATAAGTTTACTTCAATAGTTGGCGGAAACACGTCTAACCTAACACCAGGTACAGGTATTGTAAATGCAATGCTTGGGTTTGATAACAACGGAGCATTAATCACAACTACTCAAATAGTAAAGCAAGTCAACGGTGTTGGTCCTGACCCGCTGACTGGCAATGTAGCTGTTTTAGTTGGTAATGTAACAACCGGTGTATTGTCTGCCCTACCCTCTTCTCCCGGATCAAACGGTGATATTTACATTGTGAGTAATGATCCAACGTCAACAAATAACGGTATGACTTTTATTTCTGATGGTACTGCTTGGCGTGAGATAACAGGTGATCAAACATCTACAGATGCTAGGTATCTTAAACGATCAACAGATACATTCAATGTAAGCAGTGTATTAACTATTCCAAGCACTTCAAAAATAACTATAATGGATTCTGCTGTTGCCCCGACTGATGCCATGAACTTACAGACATTCAATACTAAAAACGCGGGAGCTGCTCAGTTTGGAACAGTCAAGTTCGACCCTGCTGCGGGTGATCTAAATGCAACCGCAGCTAACTCCGGCATCGGCGTCGTCAAGAACCTCGCTATCACGAACGCTAAGTTAGCCAACATGAGTGCCGTAAGCCAACTTAAA